TGGTGTTCTGTTAAAAGGATCAAAAACTTTTACATCTATTCCTTCTACAGACGCATCTTCTATAACTTTATCAAACCTACCTCCACCTATATCAACTACCTTCTGTCCCTTTTTTAGTTCTCCTCTTTTCTTTAGCTCTTTATATCCTGCAGGTATTTGATTTAGTGATGTGCCACTAGAAGCATACATCTGCTCAGGATAACTCCATATGTCAGGCACATCTGATTTTTCTGCACGAGTGGCTTTTAATCCTGCCTTTAATCCCTTAGCTGCAACATCGCCAACAACAGGTATTAAACCTACAGCAAAAGCTGCTGAGTTAATTGCTGTGCCTAGCACGTCACCTTTCTTGTAACTCTCAACCACATCACCTGCAGCAAGTATATCACCTGCGATAGGAACAAAGTCTAATGCTCCTGTACCCACTTTACCTAATCTTTTTTCTGCTAATCCTCTAACACTAAACGCATCCTCTGTTTGCGTGTCAATAGGCTCAGGCTCTTTAACAGGTGTCTGTTGTAGTATAGGCTGCTCTTCTTCTTTAAGTGGGTCTACTACTTCAGGTCTTTCCATTATTCATCATGTCCCTTAGTTGCATCATGCGTCTAAGAGCAGAGATAGCCCCTTGCAATCTGTAGATATCAGATGGCTTTTCTGTCTGCTCCATTGTGCGTTGATAGTTTACTATTGATCGTTGTAGCTCCTCTACGAAAGCGTCCCATAGTTCTTTGTTATTCGTTAACTCTTTAATCTTAGACATTACCTGTAAATCCTTGTTCTCCTGGTGCAGGTGCTTGACCTGTACCTACTTGTCCTCCCCCTGATCCTGTTGGGTCTTGAACGTCTGCTCCTGCAGGTGCAGGCGCTGCTCCTCCCTCAGGTGGCTGTGGGGCTTGTTGTTGCTGTGGCATCTGCTCCTGAAACTTCTTAAATATCTCAGCCTGTATCACAGCGTCTTGCAGACTATTTGTAACCTTATCAGGGTCAAGATCCATAGCCTTTGCAATCTCTCTAATTATATAATCCATCTTAGCAAACGGTGCTAGTGCAGGATTAGATGCAACCTGTAAGAACTGCATTAGTCTTTGACTACGCACTTCGTTTGCCATCAAGCTTTCTGTTCCTTGTGCTTTTACTTCTAGATCACCCTTGATGTCAGGGTCGTAGTCAAACTGCATGTTAAAGCTAAAGAACGCTTTACCGATTGGTGCTAGTAGATAGTCATCGACATTCTTCACAACATTACGGATAGAACCGTTTGCTGCTGACATCAACATAGATATACCTGAGGCTGTACGTCCTACACCCTGTATACCTGTCTGTCCATGAGCAAAGCTTGGGAAGCCTGTACTCTCGTCTGCTAACACTCGTGCCTTGTCAAATAGTTGCATGTTCTCGCCAGCTACATTTGGAAACTTAGTACCAAAGATAGCTTGTCCTGGCGCACCCCCTTGTCTCCTAAATATTTTACCCGGATAGACAGATAAATCTTGACCTGGCACGAGGTTAGTCTCATCAACCTCCATGATCAAGTTACCACTCAATGCTGCGTTATCAATAGCCATACGCATAAAACCATTCATCAATGTCTGTGTATCGTCCATGTTTTCTGCAATACCCACACCAAAGAAGCTGTATGGGTTATGCTCGTAAGGGACAGCGTAGTAAGGTATACGCACAGGCTTAAATGGATTTAGCACCATTCGTAGCACATGACCTTGACATACCCATATGTTACAGTTTATCTGCTCTACGTCAGCTAACTCTTCAGGTATCTCTACACCGTTCTCTTCTAATATGTCAGCGTCTACATATCCCCAAAACTCTAGGACTTCGTATCGCTCTGAATAATTCTCTATAGCGTAGTCCTTCATGTCATCTTCCCAATACTTCTTGTCATACTGAGCGCCCATATCTAGACACTCCTCAATAGACTCTGACCTAAAGTATGGTCTGTTTTTTAGATTACGCATCTGTGTTTTAGACAGCTTGTGTCTTTCTACACAATACTCTGCCTCATCCATGCTGTACGCATCAGGATCAGGATAGAAGTTCCACATAGATACGTGGCTCGTAGATGGTACTGTTTTAATTAAGGGATCATACTCTCCCTCCTCATTCCAATTAGGGTACTCTTTGTCTAGCGCAAAAGGACCTTTCATAATACCTGTACCAAACAAAGCCATCTCAAATGCTGTGTTACGTAACTGTTTGTTTGCACCTGATTCTTCTAACTGATCGTGTATCTTCTTTTCCATCTTCTTTGCAGCAATCATTGCAGGATGAAAGGTTACAGTTGTATTTGTTGTACCCTGACCTTCTATTATTTTTTCTGATACTACCCCTAGTTTGTTTTCTGCTGCGCCAAGTCTGTTCTGTAAATCCTGCAGTGTTTCTCCTGGCTGTAGCTTTCCGTTAGGTTTAAACAAAAAAGGCTCTGAAGGTTTATCTTCAAAAGCCTGTCGCAGTTCTTCTTGACCCTTTTCTGCATTAGGATCTATATTTATGTGTACCGACTCAGCTACACCGTCAGGTAGTTTCGTTGGGTTTACTGTCAAAGGAAAGTTATTATTGCCAAAGAGTACGTCAATTATTTGACCATACGCTGCAAGTGTTTTTGTTTTAGTAACTTTTACAAACACTCTAGATTTTTCTGTTTCGGTAAACTGTACGTCAGGACCATATAATCCTCTATAGTTCCTGTATGCTTTAAGCCATCGTTGTTCGTCTTGCTGTCTTACATCCTCTGCTCTTTTAAATCTGTTCTGTACAAAACTTACTACATCACCTTCTGATTTTATAGCAGGATCATTGTCCTGCATTGCTGTGACATCTGCTGTGTCAAATGCTACTTCGTTATCTTCTGCCATATTTAATACCCAAAGTTAGGATCAGCAATTTGAAAACCTGTTCGCTGATTTACAGGGTTGTAGTCCCATATGGAGCTACGTGGTCGTGTCATCACACCATAACGCAAAGCGTCATACATGTGATCCATACTATTTGTATCTACATCTTCGGAGTTTTTCTTATCCAAGGGTAGACTAGGAAGTTGAGATATAAGCTGTGTGCAGTTGTTAAAAATAACAAGACGAGGTTCTTCGGTATGTTCATCAACTTGGAGTCTTCTGTGTAATTCGTTTTTTCCTGCAACTCTACTTCCTCTACTTCTATCTGATGGTCGCCACTTACAACCTCTTACTATCATCTGCTCTGCTAGGCTAGGACCAGTGTCGCCCCTTTTGTGCCATAGCGAACTATCTAAAACTCCGTACTGTATCGTACCATCGTCAGCTTCTAGCTCTAGTATCCTGTCAGCCAAGTCTACGGCTAATACTTTTGACACCTGTAGCTCTCTGTATACAACAAGCTGTTCGGCAGGTGATACGGCTAACCATACTACAGCAGAGTAACTTCCATAACCGTAGTCACACGCTCTAAATTTTCTCCAACTAGAGGGTATCTTGAAAGGATCTACTACATGCTTCGTCCTATCAAACTCAGGAAACGCTGCACCTTCAGCTACATCCCAATTACCTTCTAGCAGTTGCTTCCTCTGATGCTCAGGCAAAGATAGTAGCATTGCCTCGTAGTCACCTGATTCAGCTAGATAAGGGTTATCAAACAAATTAGCAGGTATGAAACGTCTTCTAAATAAGGGTTCACCTTCTCTGCTATGTCCTTGTGGAAATTTAATAACATTACCTGTTTCTAGCTCCGTTGCCCAAAAAGAATTATTGGGTGGTGAGGGATCTACAAACATCTTCTTTACCCATTGATGCCCTGCTCCCCCAGGGTTTGTCGTTGCTCTCATGTACAGTCCTAACGATTGATCTGCACTTCTAAGTCTTGATCGCATATAGTCCCAAGCGTAAGGTGTAGACCACTGCGTAAGTTCGTCAAATCCTATCCAATTAAATGCCTGACCTTGGTAGCGCATTACGTCTAGGTCACGGTCTAGATAGGACATCCACAGTCTGCCCCCCTTAGGACTCGTCCACTGTGACTTTCGTTCTGACCACTTAATCCCTGGAATTGCTTTTGGATACAACTCCTGAGACTTCTGTATCAACTCTCTTAGCTCCTCCGTTGTGTGTCGAACTAACAGTCCACTGAAGTTAGGATTGTTTAGTCCTCTGAGTGGGTCAGCTAACATGGCAAATGATTTGCCTCCCCCTGCTGCTCCACCGTATAACACCTCTCGTTCTGACGAGGCTAAGAAATCTGTTTGAGGTCCATCGTTTGGTTTGAACAGAACATCCTGTTCCTGAACCTCTTGTGGTTTTATCTTTATTTCAGGCAGCTGTTCCTGCTGTTGTATAACTACCTGTTCTACTTGTTTCGGCTTTCTCGATTTCTTGGAGCGTCTTTTTGAGCCTTCTGGCAAGCTCCCTCTTAATCGTAGTTGATTTTTTACGTCTTCGTTCAACTTGTATTCTCTTCTTTAATCCTGCATGTGAGATGTAGCGTCCTGTTTCTTTACTGAGCCACGTTGCTACTTCTCTGTAACTGTACTGTTGTAGATGACTCTTTGCTTGTTCTAGCGCATCTAGTTCTTCTTTTATTGGCAGTAGAAAGTCTGCGTCTTCTGTATCTACTTCGTAACCAAATGGTATTGTTCTTGCAACTCTAGGTATCCTGCTCCACTCTTTAACTTCAACATCAGGTTTTGGGAGCGTCCAATATCCTAGATCGGTGTTATTCATTCGTCCCTTCTTTAGCAGGAAGAACAAACAATCCACCTGAAGACTCTACGTTTACCTTCTCTGTTTTAATTAGTCCTGCTCTATCCAACAAATCTTTTGCTGCTGTCATCTTATCTCGTATGCCTAACTCAGTAGGATCGACAAGAGCGTTGCCCATTGCCATAGCTGCCTTAGGTGCAACATAAGCCATATACTCTTTTGTTGCGTCCATTATCTCATCCTTTAATGGCTTGACAACTTCTGATAGTCTTGTTTCATCAGAGTATCCTGCCATCTTCTTGGCTAGTCGTGCGTCACCACCTGCCTCATCAAACAGAGCTGCTAAAAACTTTTGTTGCTTTTCAGTTAGATTTTTTGTCATCTTTTTCCTTTATAACCTCTTCTACCCAAGCACCGTTGTCGCCTGTGTTTTCGCACACTTCACATCTATCGTCTTCAATGTGACTGCCACATACTTCACATGTAGGCTCATACAGCATTATGTTTTACTCTGTTCCATAAAAGACTCAACGGTTTCCTCAGGTACACATATAATTTGTTCAGGGGATCTATCTCCGTATTCACTAACAAGAGCCTTAACAATCTTAAAGGGATTATCCCCTATATACTTTTGACACATAGAAGCGTTATGGAAGTGTCCATGATCTGATGGATGTTGGAATACGTATATATCCTTTGTTCCGTCTGAATATACACCAGACATTATTGCTACTATAAACCATGCTTTTACCATTTATTTAACTTTCCTGTACGCTCGTGTTTTCTTTGCGATGCCCTTTGGTTGCTTAACAAATTGCTTCCCTGCCTTTGTGCCTTTTCTCTTAGCTCTAGTTGTCGCTGCGTACTCTGAGGGTGATAGAGCCTTGATTGCAGCTTCAGGAAGATAGCGTTCCCCAGTTTTGCTACTGGGCTTACCACTCTTTGTTCTCCACTTTTGTTTGCTCCAAGATTTTAGACTACGTTGACTTTTTGCGAGTGCCATGCTTTGCCTTTAGTTGTTGCTTCGCCCTCTTCGCTATTCCTGCTTGTTGGGGCTTGCCTCCGTATTTACTTCTTTGTTCCATCACTGTAAGTATCTGTATCTTACGAGCGTAGGGCTTCTTTATCTTCTTTACTTTTCTAGCCGTAGCTTTTGCGTCAGCAGGAGTCGCATACTTTATACGGACGGTATCTTTTGGGTTTTCATCTGTATAAAGTCTGCGTCCTGAACCTTTAGGCTTCTTGCCTGTACCTAGCCTTGGGTCTTTAGCGATAGCCACCACCCTTAGCTTTGTACTGCTTGGCTAACATCTGCGCTTTTCTAGCACTCCACTGTCCTGGCTTACCACCAGAAGAACCTGCCTTTATGCGACTGAACAGATTTTTTCTCATGGTTGGCTTGGTATAGTTTCCTGCTTTATTGACTGTGCTTCCACCTTTGCTAAATCCAGAAAGCGAGGACAAAGACTTTGCTTGCCCTGCGTGTAACTTAGAAGCCTTCTTCAAACCCTTAATTACCTTTTTGACTTTAGCTTTGTTTTGTGCAGTAGCCATAACTAGCCCTTCATGATTTTGTAGCCTTTGGCTTTAGCTGCAGACCGGAGTTGTCCAACAGTCATGCCTCCTGCTGCGTAGCCCTTTTTCTTCATGCCACCTTTAGCCATGCCTTTTTTCTTCATCATGCCACCCTTCGCCATTTTACCCTTGCCGTCCATAGCGAAAGCCGGAACCATCTTACCTGTCTTAGGATCTTTAGCCATTGGCATCTTAGCTCCACCTCGTGCCATACCCTTTTTCTTCATAGCTCCTCCACGAGCCATACCTTTCTTTTTCATCGCACCACCTCGTGCCATTCCTTTTTTCTTCATCGGTTTTTTCTTCATTACCATTTTATTTCTCCTTAGAATATAGATTGTTAAAGACTCGTTGAGTATCCCAAACGTACTCAGTCTCTTGTTTTGAATGGAACGTCCTTTGGCTAGGCTTAAAGTCTGGCGCTCCCTCTCCTGTCTCAAACCATGCAGGATGTGTTACTCGTACTCTGTTGTTAGGTAACGCAACGATGTTACCTGTATACTCCCCTGCCTCCATTAGCTCAAGCACATGACTTTGTTTGTGTTGAGCAGGGTCGTCAGCTATCTCACTGTCTGTATAGTCTACAGTGAAATAGTATTTAGCAGGGTAGAACTCTCCATCTATCTTGGCTATCCAAGGAGCAGGAGTAGCTCTATTCAAAACGTAGACCGAATGTTCGTGGGACATACAATCCCAAGGTTGTGCTACGTATGGTGGTAACTCTTGCGGCCATTGCTCGTAAGGTGTGTCACCAACCAATGCTGTGATGGGCATCCTAGCCCACATTGCTCCACCGTGTACGTTGTCTTCATCTGTATCATCCGACTCGCATCCTGTAAATATCACCTGAAAACTCAGGGATCTGTTCGGCATACTCGTCACGGCTATTACCATTGCGTGTAAGAACTCTCCATGATACTGTTCAAAATTACACGTATATTCTCTTCGTACCCATGCCTTAAAGTATGGGATGTTACTCTGTAAAAACGCCACTCGTTACCCTTTTTTGTTCGTCTTCTTCTTTTTCTTCTCGCCAATAGCAATCATTACTATAAAAGCAGGTTTTTTGCTAGGCTTTTTGTTTACTACTTTCTTTTTCATGCTACCACTTTACCTTATCTGCCCAATATGCTGCCGACATTGGACCTCTTGCAATGTTTTTAGCGTGTCGTGCCTTAAAACTCTTGCGTTTGTTCTTCATTGTCTGTGATTCGCCCTTCTTTGCAGCCCCTGCTGTACCTTTTACCTGGCCTACCTTCTTACCTTGCTGACCAAAGCGTATAGTTTTGATCTTATCCCCTGATTTAGCCACCACAATGTGTGATTTGGTAGGGTGACTAGGTGTTCTCTTGGCTTTATTGAACCCTGACACTCCTGCTCTAGCTAATCTTGGGTCTTTCTTGGTCATTATTTCTTAAACTCGTAGGTAAATTTGAGTCCAAACCCACCCTTCTTTACGTCAGGACGGAGTTTGCCTCCCTTTACGTTAAAGTGTGGGTCTGTTATACCTCCACCAAACGATTTTTTGACACCCTCAACAAAGTTTAAAAACCTATTACTGCGCTCTGTCTTGCCTGTCTTCTTATTTTCCGACATAAAGGCAGGACGTTTAGCAGGAAGCTTAACTTGCTTGGGTGCGCCACTCATTATTTGAACATACCTTTTTTGCGATAGTCTATTATGCCACCTTTGTTGTTCCCAAGAGGGTTGCTCTTCTTGTACTTTGGAGAAAACTTCTCTGTAATAGGACTGTATCTAGTACGACTTAGCTTTCCAGTCTTTACTACGTCTGGTCTTTCCATCATCTCAAATATAGAAAATGTAGGATCGCTTCCTGATCCCCCTTTTGCTGCCACAGCTTTGGCAAAAGCCCTGTCTCGTTTTTTAGCATCTCTAAAAGGCTTATCTCTTTTTTCCATATCCCTTTCAAACTTAATATCTGACCTTCTTCTATCCTCCATATCGCCTAGTTTGCCAACAGTTGCTGCTTTTTCTGCTCGCTTCTCTCTGCTAGGCATACCTCTAAATTTCATCTTATCTATTTCAGTAGTAGTAAATCCTGCAGTTTTAGCGTCCTTAAATAGTTTGCCGAGCTTTTCTCTCAGAGGCTTAGTTACTTTTACACTACCCTCTTTTCCTACAGCATCTCGTATCTTATTTTGTGTAGCTGTGATCTTCTTCTTTATTGTTGCCTTACTATCTGCCATTAGTTTTTCCTTAGTTCAATTGGAAGTGAGGACCATCAATGAAGGGTCTTCTATTTTGACTCCTACGTAAATCTACGTAAGCGTTCATGGCTTCTTCCATAGTGCCGTCCCACTTAGCTATATCTTCTATTTGCCAAGCTGCTCCCCAACAAATTTTAGCGCCAGTTTCTTTTGCAGCAGCTTTCATAGCGTCTGCTATATCATCATACATCACGATGTCCCAACTTGGGTCACTACCATCGTAAGCCATAAGGTCCACAGCGTGTGCTGTGCCGTCAGGCTGTATCAGGTGTTTAGACTTCATCGTCTGTGATCTTCCAGATTCATAGAGCTTCTTCTGAGTTTCTAGGGAACGAACTCCAAAGATAACTCCAAAGTCCACCTTGCTCAGTTCAATGGCACGTTTTACAGTATCCACTAATACAGGATTTACACCCTCTAGTTTGCCTAGACTTCTACTCGATAACTTAAACATTGGGATACTCCATTTTGCCATTTTAAAATATTACAGCTACTACTATGCAACCAAACACGAACATACAGAAGTGAGTAAGTATAGCTTGTTTGTTCACTTCTTCCTCATATTAAACAACTTGCTTGCAGACCGTGTGGCAAAACTAGCCGATACGATAGCTCCTAAGGCGATCTGATACCACTGAGGCATACCTGCCAAAGCTGTAAAGCCGTCTGCTACTATGCCCCTGCCCCATTCTCCCATGAAGCTCAGTACTAGAGGAATACTGAACAAAAGTGTCAGCCATTCGTCTTTCCACGAGCCTTGAGATGCCCTCATAGCAGCTAAGTCCCAGTCTATCTCACCTGTTGCCTCTTTCATCCTAATCGTGGCTTCAGCCTTTTGTATGGCTGTCTTGCCTTCGATGTAGGACGATGCTAAACTCGATACAGAACTAAGTAGCGTTCCAATCATATTAATCTTTCTTTACGGTGCAGTCACATTCTTCGTGGCATTTTTTGTTTAGTATTGCACACCAAATACGTTTAAGGTATTTTACCATATATGAAATCATCTGTCTACCTCTTTCTCGTTTGAGCGTTCTGCGTTCATCCAAATGGCGAAACTGCCAGTCATCGCTCCTGTAATCACGGATATTAGGGAAGCCTGTTGTGTTGTCAACTCTGGTCCAAGACTCAAAGCCCATTCTACGCAGCGAATGTAAACGCCGGTCATGGTCAGCATCATTAGTCGTGGTAATATCTTCCATCTATCTAACATCATCGGTGTCATAGGAACAATACCCTCTAGGTCTTTTAGGTTCTAGCACCTCATCAGGACGTAGGAGTCCTTCGAGGTACATGGAGCGTTCAACGTGGTCTAGGGAGTAGAGGTTCCCAGTTCTGTGATAGATGGCTTCACGTATATAGAACACATCTGATTTAGGAATATGAACCTTTCTAAGGCGCTTTTCATTTTTACTGGCTAATGCAGCATAAAAATCTTCGATAACCTTTTCAGATGGATATAGTTTTACTTTGGAATCTTTCATTGTCAACACTTTTTTACTAGGAAATTAAATAATGTTTACTACAGTGTGTAGTTATAACTTTATAGTTATAATGTTTTTTAAAGTTATGTAATGATTGTTAAAACTTTAATGTTATAACTAAAAGGCTCTGCCTCTGTTATACCAGCTATTTTAGGGTATGTCAACATAATTATTTGACACTACCCCCTTTGTCGATATAACTACCCTATAGTCAAAGTGGTTTACAGTCCAAATCCCCCTTCTGTGTATTTCTGTGTATACGTATACCATAGACCCCCAGGTGGCGCTCGCAGGGGGGAACATCCAGGGAACAAAACGAGAACAAAGTAGAACAAAGTTATAATTTTATAGAACAAAAAAGTATTAATTAACTTAATTCTAAACAATTATTATTATAATCAATTGTAATTGTTGCATTTATAAAGAGATATATAATCACTTAGCAGCCTATCAATAAACCTACACCCTATTAGCAGCGCTGCAGCTGTTTTGATACTAGGGATTAACGTACTGACACTAAGAACAAAACATGAACATATTACCAAAAGAACAAATCAAGAACTAAAGTTTTCATTTGCCTAATGTTTAAGCAAACGTGCCTAATTTTTGTGCAAATGTAAAAAAGTTGTGGATAACTATAAAAAAGTTGTGGATAACTTTAATAAAGTATTTGACAGCCTTTTCTATATATGAACATAAGAGACGAGACGATCACAGCCTCTGTTCGGCAAAGCGACTACCATTATAAACATAGGAGTATTAAACAAATGGTTACACTACAAACAGCATTAGACAGAATAGACAGCGCAGAAATCTATTATAATAATATGGCTCACTCTTTTAAGGATTACCCACAAAACACATATTATATAACAAGCAGAATAAAAGGTTTAGCTGAAGAATACGAAAACAACGCAGAAATAGTTGGCAGAGTTAGAGCTTTATATTTAAAACTAGCAGAACACACAGAGTAAGGAGAAAAACAAATGGAAAATAAAAATATAGAAATGAATTTAGAGTTTACACCAAAAAATTGTTCTTGGATTAATCCATTACAAAGGCAGCTATTTAATGAAACTCAGGCTGAGTATGGAGTTAGAAACTTAAATGGTGTTAATGTTTGGACTTTTAGAGATACAGAGACAGCATATAATAGTACTCAATGTGATGATGATATGAAAAACGGAGATATATTATTAATACCTAGTGAAAACGTAGTTGGTATTTGTCACACTTGGCCAATAGCAATTACGATAAAGTCAGGACTATTACACAAATTAAATATAGATGTTTTTGATTGGGTAAAAGAAATTGAAAAAGATAGAACAATCTATGATGATATTTTTGACAAAACGCACATCATTAAAGGAGAGCAAAACGGAGACTACATAAGACAAGCAATAAATCTTTGCTTATCTAGTTTTACAAAAACAACTATTAAAGAGGAGGTTTAACAATGGATAATGAATTTACATTAAAGAAAGCTATTGAATTATCGGGTAAAGTTTCAAAAGGTAATACTAAAATGCCAAGCTCAACTTTTGCAATTAGTGCAAAGCATTGCAACGTAGGAAGTAAACTTGTTAAGGTTGAGAATAGCACTTGTTCTAAATGCTATGCTTTAAAACTTCAAAAGCTTAGACCTTCAGTTGATCAAGGTTGGACTAACAATTTGTTTAAAGCTGTTAAGCTTATTAATGATAACCCTGAGCTATGGGCTAAAATGGTAGCGTTTCAAATAGAAAGAATATGCAAGAAACTAGATGTAAAATTTCATCGTTGGTTTGATAGTGGAGATTTACAAAGTGTTGAGATGTTACACGCTATTGTCTTAACAGCTAACAGAACTCCACAAATAAAGCATTGGTTGCCAACAAGAGAGGCAAAAATTGTAAAAGATTATAAAGCTAAGTTTGGGGCTATTCCTGACAACCTTTGTATTAGAGTTAGTGCAACCATGATAGACGATAAACCAATTAAAGGTTATGCTAATACGTCAACTGTCCACAAAAAAGGTAGCTCTATTTTTGGTAAAGAGTGTCTTGCTTATAGAACTAATATTGATAATAGAGTTTTAACACAATTAGAATTTAATGAGTTCAAGAAACTTGATAAACCAAACAAAGCTAAAAGCAAGATTGACCTAGGCCATTGCGGCAGCTGTAGAGCTTGTTGGAGTAAAGAAGTTTCAAATATATCTTATCCATTACATTAATAAAAAAGGAGGTTTAAAAAATGTTAAGTTTAATATTTGCTGCAGCACTCTTAATTTTGGCTATACAAGACTGTCCAAAATAATAATTACTAAGTAGGGGCTATTTGTTTAGCCCTTAACTAGTGCTTATTAAAACAGCGCTTAACAGCAATTAACAAGAGGTTAAAAGATTATGACTAAACAAGAACAACAAGAACTAATTGAAAAATTAAAAGATGATGTTTTTGATTTAAGACAAGAGCTAGTAGTAAAACAAGAAAGAATTGAATATTTAGAACAAGCAAAAATAAAATTAAAAGGTATGGTTTTAAATTTAGCTAATAATTTTAAAGAACAATTGAAAGAGGAGTTTAAAAAATGGTAGGTTTTATAATAGTAACAGCAATATTGTTTATACTTTCCGTTCCAATCATGGTTTATTTAGCAATCCAAGACTATAAGATAGGAATGAAAGATTATAATAAAGATAAATTTGACATTAAATATTATAACGAGTACTAATAGTTTAAACACATTAACTAAATGGAGGTCACACATGACTAGAACAATACTAAATAAAACAATCTTCCTACCTTACAGAAGGGAAACCACACGCTACGGAAAGCGTGGAACAATTACCAAAAACAATGGATACGTTCAGCGTATTTATGAAGGTAGAGGAGTTGTCCCTAGATTAAAGGGGATGTTTTCAACTCTGCAAGATGCAGACAATATAAGGAGTAGGGATTAATTTCCCTACACTTGGAGGTCAAACAAATGAATAAAGATAAAGAAATAATGATCAAGAACAAGATACATGAAATAAAATACTTTATAAGGGATGAACTAACCTTAAAAGAATTAATTGAGATTAAAGAAGTACTTGACGATGCGATAGAGGACAAGGAGTAGAGATATGAAAACCATTGATTTAATAAAGCTACTACTAGAAGTAGGAGATTTAAACAAGCCTATTAAAATGTATTCAACAGATAGTGAAGAAGTAGGTGCAGAAATAAAGTGTTTGGAGTTTAGAGATATGCATAATACTATCGGATATGTTAACTTGGAATTAAGAAAGATAGAGGTGACAAGATGAATAGCTATAATGATTTTACAGATATAAGCCATGATTGGGCAGATAAAACTTTTACAGATAGACTTGACCTATCAGGTGACAGCATAAACGTATTAAGTTGTTTCGATGGTTTGTCAGGAGGTCAATTAGCCCTTGAGAAGTCAGGCATAAAAGTTAATCAATACTTTGCTAGTGAAATAGATAAGTACGCTATTGCTGTAGCCAAATACAACTATCCTAACATGATACATCTAGGTGACGTTAAAAAGATTGATACGTCCACACTACCTAAGATTGATTTGATGTTGGCAGGTTCACCTTGCACAGATTTATCTTTTGCAGGATTAGGAAAAGGTTTAGTAGAGGGAGAACAAAGCAGCCTCTTTTTTGATTGGTGGAGATTAGTAAAGCAGCTTAAACCTAAGTATATTTTCCTGGAAAATGTCAGGATGAAAGAGGAATACAAAGCTCAGATATCAGACATACTAGGCTTTGAACCAACAGCTATTAACAGTTCTTTGGTATCAGCACAAAACAGATATAGGCTCTATTGGTTTGGCATTAGAGATGGAGACACCTATAAAGCCCTACCTATTAGTCAACCTGAGGATAAGGGCATTGTCTTAGCTGATATATTAGAGCAAGGTTTAGACGATACGTGGACGCTATCTGATCAAGCACAAGAGAGAGCTAGGAACAATCCACGTAGCAGAGCTTTCACACCTGATCAAGACAAGTCAGGAGCTTTGCTATCCAATCAGTACAAGCAATCAACTGATAGCCTTTACGCTGTCGCTGATGGGTGTATTCAAATAGGAGAGACAGCAGCT